CATGTCCCCACTGGTAATGTAGTTATATTATTAGTGTAACCACTTGCTCCAACAAAAATATCTGTTTTACCTATAGGCGAATCAGTTCCAATTCCTACTTTTCCATCGTTATTGAGTACTAAAATTCCGCCGCCAGTAGTATTAAAATAATGCCCATTACCGCTTTTACCTTTAAAATAGTTCCAGTTACCATCGGCTCCTATTGTGAGGCGTTGTGTTTCACTTACCTCAACTCCAACGGATTCTGTTCCGCCATTTACCGTTAATTTATTAGGAGGCGTAGTAGTTCCAATTCCTACGTTTCCAACATCCTCTTGTAAAATTAAACTACCCCAAGCAACGCCAGGTTTTAAAACATTTATATAACCTTTATTATCTGTTTCATTATATCCTATTCTGACCCCGTAGCCATTAGAGGCTCCAAAAATAGCCTGTTGAGAATTAGTATCTTCATTTGTATAAGCTGGTAAACCTACGTGTAGTTTTCCTACAGGACCAGTTACTCCAATTCCTACTCTACCGTCTTGTTGCGCTAATATTACAGGGCCACCGAATGCTTGGTTACCAATAACAAAATCTCCAGTATTACCCCAACCAGCGTGGCCTACAACCCAAGCAGTGCCTGTATTAGTTCCAGCTGTATCTAAGAAAAACGCCATAGCTGACTCACCATTGGTAGATGTTGGAGATACTCTTATAGTACCATAACTTTGAGTCCCATGAACATGAAGTTTAGAAGCAGGCGAAGTTGTTCCGATTCCTACATTACCTCCAGTTGTTACTAGGAATTTATTATTTAGATTAGATAAATTAGCCATATTTTATTTTAATTCATTACTACTGTTGCATCATTTTGTCCAAATCCTAAATCAAGTGTAATACCTATTTTTTGAGTAGCTGTAGTTTGCGGTGTTATTGTACATTTTATAGATGTATCAGTTGTGTGTTGTGCAAAAACAACCGTAAAATCACTTCCATTAAAATCTGGTCCTGTATCTAATATTTTATTATACAGTGGACTAGCACCGTATGATTTAACAACTGTATATTTTTTAGCAATAGCACAAGATGTAGAAGTATCACTTGTAAGCATTACATCAAATATCATAGAACCTGTTGTCGCTCTATCAATAGTGAACGCTATACTACCACCACTTACAGATGTAAATAGTTTAGTAAATTGTCCGCCTTTACCTGTACCACCACCACTACCTCCGCCGTGTATTATATGACCATCAACAGTTAAGTTACCTTCAACTGTTACATTGTCAGCAAAAGTTGCATCACCGGTTCCACCATCTATTGTAAGCCTTGAAGCTTGTCCAGCTCCATTTGAACCAGTGTCAAACGTTAAATCTCCACCATCTAATAATCTTATTACACCAACTCCATTAGTACCTGAATTTCTTTGTAATGCTAAAAAAGGCTCTACATTTGTAGTAGTTCTTATTATTGAACCTGTTGTTGTTGATAAACTTACTAAAGAAGAACCTGAAACAACTTCTCCTGTTACATTAATACCTGTATTAGTTGTTGCTAGTTTTTCGTTTCCATTAAAATATAATTTTACAAAAGCGTTAGTAGCAGCAGTAATAAAGTTTTCATTTGTTCCAGTAGATTGTAAAGCAAAATCTGCATTAGCTTGTATTGTTAAACCACCTGTTCCTGCATCTATAATATAAGAATTTGAGCCATCGTGATATATTTGAAGATCTCCAGAATCTCCAAACTCAGCTTTTATATTATCTAAAAATGCAAAGTTTTTAGAAGCTATTACTTTTGTAGCTCCACCATCTACTCTAAAGTATTCAGTAACACTACCACTACCATCATCACTTCTGAATTTTATATCTCCATCATCAGCATAATTATCAATAAATAAATCAGCAGTTTGATTTCTAATAATACTATTTCCATCGTGATATATTTCAAGGTCTTGTGATGCACCGAATTTAATTTTACCACCATTTCCATCAATAGCCATTAATAAATCTTTACTGGCAACTAAAGATGTAATACCGCCATCTAATCTTAAGTATTCAGCATCTCCACCTGAGCCATTATCTGAAGCAAAGCTAATATCTCCATCATCTTGTAATTGTGTAAACTGTAAATTACCAGTTAAATTTGTTATTTGAGAATCTGTTCCGTTATGTTGTATAGTTAAATCATTGCCAGCACCAAATTTTACAGCTTGGCTATCAGCCATAAGTATATTGTTAGCACCTGATGTATTACCAACAGCTAAAACTGCAGATAAAGATCTTGCAGGATCTAATGCAATTAAGTTTGCAACTGTAGTTTTCTTTATGTTATTATCTGTAGCATCACTAAACCAAACTGTGTCTGTTGTAGCAATACCATTTTCTTGAGGAGCTGATAATATAGCATTGTCAGTACCTAAATAATCTATAGCTACAGTAGGATCTGCAGCAGTACCGCCAATAGTAATACCGGTTCCAGCTGCTACACTTGTAACTGTACCAGTAAATGCTGGTGTAACTCTTGAAAAAGTTATATTAACTGAACCTATAGTTCCTGAATTATCAGTAGTACATAAGTAAATTCTATCTGCTTCTGTTGAACCTTCTTGAACAATAACTAATTGTCCAGCAAGTTCTGCTACTGTATTAAAATCTGGATCTCTACTTGCAGCTCCACTTGCTACAACTTTATAAATACCATTTTCTGTAGCATCTGTTTGATCTTTAACTAAAACTTTATCATTTGTTGCAAGTGTAACACCATCTAAAGTATCTCCATTTTCCAAAGCATTTGATAAATTAATATTTGCTGTTGTTGCAACTCTTGTAATAATTCTTGTTTTTAATCCTGCAACTAAATCATCTACATAACTTTTGTTTGCTACATCTGTAGATCCAGATGGTGCAGACATACCAGTTATAGCTCCACCAGTAATACTTACATTGCTAGATGCTTGTGTTGCAATAGAACCTAATCCTAAAGATGTTCTTGCAGTAGCACCACTTTCAAGTACAAAATTTGATCCATCACCTACAATAAAATTACTATCTGTAGGAGTTAATCCTG